ATACGACCCTGGTCTTTGATATCCGCGTATGTGGTAGGTTTTGGTGGTTCTTGAATAGGTCCACCCATAATCTTAACAGCAGCCATTTCTAGCCCCCTTGGTTGTTTCTCTGGTTCAAGCGCATAATTTCGCGCTCCGTTGATGCTTGTATCTTCTTGTCCGTAGTCTGTTCTTGACTCGCCAGACGTTGATCAAACTGTCTTGCTCTTTCTTGAAGCGTGGCCTGCTGAAGATCAAGCTTACGCTGCCCTTCTGCGATATCGGCCTGAGCTGACTGCGCCTTGATATTCAGCTCTTCCTGCTTCAACGCAACTAATGGATCACCTCCTTGACCGCCACCCATGATCTGCTGGCTCTGTTGACGCACCGCCTGCATATCTTGAGCGACTAACTGTGCAACAAGCTGTTCTACCTGCAACATCTGATCCTCAGTAAGCTGCTGACCGCCGCTCTGCTGTAGAATCTGAGCCGTAGCCTGCTCTCTAGCCTTCAGGCGGACATGCTCCAGGACATGCTTCTGAAGCGCCATGGCCATAGCAGGGGAACCCTGCACCACGCCAGACGCCATAAACGTCAAGTGCGCCAGCATGTGAGCATCGTGATCCTGACCCTCAAACGCACGCATCTGCACGTTATCCAAAGCGTCAATATGCTCTTGAGCAGGGTCTTTAGGCTGCGGTTCCTGGGCCTCTGGTGCCTTCAGAATGGTATCTACGTCAGCTATACCCAGGGCGTCGTACATCCTGCGAAACGCCTCGTGCGTGTTGTGAAGCTGCGGAGCCTGCATAGCAAGCTGCAACTGGGACTGAGCCAAAGCAATCCGCTGCGCTTGGGAAAATATATTCGGATTAGAGACAGGAATGACGTCCACGCGGTCATCAAAGTCCTGCGCCATCACACCCTGCTCCCCACCGCTAACAGAATACGGGTATTCCTGCGGCAAGAAGTCATGAATCACACGAGCCAGTAACTTGAACTCGTTCTTCATCGCATAGTGCAGGCGCTTATGCACCGCGCTCATCACACGAGTGCCCTGCTCCAACATAGCGACAGTTGTGCCGACGGCCGCGTTCTGGTTGCCTTCACCCACCTTCATGTCTGTAATCGTGGCGAACCGACGCCCGGCGTCCACTACAAAACCTAGAAGCTGCATAAGCGTTGTGTCAGGGCCCTTGAACGGCAACGCCATCAAACTGTCCCGAATAGCGCCTCCCGGAGCGTCGACATCTCTAAATTCACCAGGCTGCAAAGGTTCGCTGTCTTCCTGTATACGCAGCCCACGAGCTTTAAAACCCGCTGGGAGGTTGGACAAGGTGCCCGCATCAATCAACTGACGCAATGCAGCCGTTGCCGTGCGAGAGAGCCCGCCAATCGTGTGAATTAGGCCCAGACCATAAAAGCCCAAGCCCGGAAGGAACTTGTAATGCACGAAATACTGAATCTTCGTGTTTGCGGGGTCATCCTCCGCATAATTACGTCTAACAGACAAAACCTGCCCATTTTCCTCACTAATAGTGACGATATACGGCAGTTTTATGCCCGTTTCCTCTCCCGATTCGTCCTTATCCTCAAACCCAGGTAAGTCCAAATCCACGTGAAATTCCAATAAAGTGCAGTCGTAATCAACATATGACGGCTGCACGCCCTGTATCTTGTTAATCTGTTCAGAGACGTTGTCTAATGGTTCTTGGGCCGGGGACACCGGGACGTCCAAATAGAACCCCGCAACCTGCTTCTTACGCAGATCGTTCGCGGTCATCGGAACCACGTGCGTGATAACAGGCGCAGTTTCTAAACTGCTCGTCTCATACGGAACAACCAGGTTCTCCGCCGGTACAAACGTGCTTACCGCACGGCCCAGGGTCTCATCGTAATAGACCTTCTTGAACGTCGAACCCGCCAGAGGCAAGTAAAACAGCATCTGATCAAATTCTGGCGTGTACTCTTCCATCACATTAGTGATGTAGTAGTTCATGAACTCCTTAACACGACGTGCCTGCGCTTCTTTCTCCCTGGTCGGGGCCCCTACAACCTGTGCCCTAACAGGACCACTCGGAGGCAACAACTCATTAAATGCCTGCGCTTGAAACTGAACGGCGGCCTCTGCCAGCAAAGGATGCGTAACACCCGTCGCACCACGGAAAGGCTCCGATCTCTCTTCATACGTTAAACCTAACAGCTCCAAACCCTTGGAATACGTGTCCTGCCAGTCCTTACGCGAGTCATTGTTCGCGTCGTACTGCTCCATCAGGTCGCTAGACAAGGCTCCTAAATCGCCCATCTCCATGTCTTCGGCCAGGTTTCTGTAAAAATCGCCCTCATCTGGGCCGAGGTCCGCGGTCGGATCAAAGTCAACAATCGCCCCACCTTCCTCATCGATCTCTATCTCAACACCATCCGTATCCAAGCCAGACAGGCCGTTAGGCGCGGCTAAATCCGCATCATCTTCAATACGTGGTAAGTCAGGATCGTCACTCATGCGATCCATCAAAGAAACTACCGGGCGATCACCATTTGCCATAATTAACTTCGCCCCATGACCATGTTGATATTATTAAGAAGCGCCTTACTCAGGTCATCGTTCACGTTGCCCATGATACCAGCCCTGTTCATCAGGTTACGGTCAACGGCCGACGGGCCCATAGCAGCCTCACCGCCCATTCTGAAACCAAGCGTAGTCAGGTTGATTCCAAGATCAGACGCCCTTTGACGTGCTTGATCTTCGGTCATCCCGAAAACACCTGCCGCTTCGCCCAAACCCATACCCTGACGTCTGGCAAAGTCCAGCATACGCATCGCCGCTTCTTGCTCTGTATATGCCCCTGTGCCTATGGCGGCATCCTGCGTGTTCAAACGTAAAAGTTCTGCCGCTTGCTGCTCGTCGGTCAACGGAATCATGTTTACGGTCCTTGTTGCAGGAGCCGTGGCTGTTATAAACGAAGTGCCCTGCGGCCCCGTGCCGTAGCCAAAATCAGTGACGGCAGACATGACCTCGTCAGTAGTTATTGGCGTGGTTATGCCAAAAGTTGGCTGCTCGCCAATCACCGGATTTACCGCTGCCGCGATTTCCTCCGCAGTCATCCCGCCAATTGAGGCCACATAGTCTCCTATACGCTGTGCCGCAATGTCCTTGGTCTGCGAAGTCCTAAACAGATTCTGTATGATTTCTGTACTGGTAGGTTCAGGTTCCGGGGTGACAGTGACCGTGGGAGTAGTGGTGACCGTAGTAGTAGTGCCCGTGCCCGTAGTAGTGCCCGTGCCCGTAGTAGTGCCCGTAGTAGTGTCCGTAGTAGTGTCCGTAGTAGTGCCCGTAGTAGTACCCGCCGTTAGTCCGCCAGTGACGACACCAGCTACATTTCCAGTGTTGTCCACCAGCAAGCTGTCCGTGGTAGTCGGAGTGCCCCCGGTGGTCCCTATAACCTGGTCCGAGGTCAACGTGCCGCCAGGCGTCACAAACTGATCGCCCGTCGTGGTCAGGATAGTTCCGGTCGAGCTACCTGGCGGAAGACCCGCCGCCGCTGCCTGCTCAGCAGACAACCCTACTGTCGTACCGCCCAGGCCGCTTCCCATTATATTAGCGCCCGTGCCAGGAAAAGTGGTTGTAATGTCCATTTCACCCGAAGGCTGCAAATCCGCACGCCCCATGGTTATACCCGTCGTGGGCTCTCCGCTGGGCAAGACACCCTTAGTGACCACGGGCACCGGGCGGTTCAGAATCCTGTCATAAAAAGTAATCGTCGCAGGACCCGCAACGTTATAAGCGGCGTCCTGAGAATAGTTCAAAGGGTTGTACGGGAGACGAGCAGCTAACTCTTCTGCGCCAAACATGGGCGCGCCAGTCTGCATTATGTCTTCCAGCGTCGGCATCTCTGGCAACGTGCTGTAGCTAACGCCTTCCGCAGAGCGAATCGGGGTCAGACTCACGATGCCGTCACCCGTAGTAGTGGTGGTAGTTGCCGTCCCTGTGCCTGCGCCACCTATGGATAAATTACCCCGAACCTGGTTAAACGCCTGAAGATAATTAGGATCATTTAACGCAATCCCATTATCTTGCGCCCACTTATCGGCCATGGCTCGCGCAGAGTTTATATCGGACTGGTTTTCGTATTCAGCAAGCTCTAACTGTAGAGCCTGGATTATCTCGTCTTTGGTCATCGACCGTTACCCTCACCCATAATACGCAGCCCGCATTCTAACAGGCTCTTCGGAACCCCAATCGTCGGTAGGCAACTGCACAAAGTTACCCTGACGATAACGCATTAACGCTTGAGTGGTACTGTCTACCAAATCGTCATGCTCCCCGTTAGGGAACGCAGCACACTCTTCTATCAGCTCATGAGCCCATTGCTCATCCGGCACCCATATCATGCCCGCTTCCAAAAGAGGCGCAATCGAGTGGACTCTCGTGACCTTATCATTGCCACGTGACGGCGTAAAGTTTACCACAGGGATTCCCATATTCCGAAGCTCGTGCGTCAACGGCATACCAGAGGCTTTCGCCTCAATAATCACCGTCTCAGGGTCCCAATACTTGTACTGGTCAAACGCAATCGCCTTCAGTTCAGGAAAATCCCACCGCCCCTTCTGCGAATCCAACAAAATTAGGTTGGGCTGTGTGCCCTCGTCCGGGTGAAACACCCCCCAGGTCGTAATCGCACTGTAGTCAGCCGTCTCACGCTTAGAAAACGCCGTATCGTAGCTCTGAATAACGTATTCAAGCTTAGGTATCGAAGGTTTTTCCCAAAAATTCCACCATTCACGCTTCAATATCGCATTCGTATCGCCCGTAGGCTGCTGCTGATACTGCGCGTTCCACTTACTAGGCGGAATCGACGCCTTCACGGCCTGCATATCGTCCAAAGACCAATATTCCGGCCACACAGGGGCCCCAGAAGGCATCTCCATGGGGAATTCCACTACCTCCCACTGGTCGGCCAACGGATCACGAGTCATCTGACGCAACAATTGACCCGTCAAGTCCTTCTCAGACCAACGAGTCATGACCAAAACTATCGCTCCACCCGGCTGGAGACGCTGTCGGGGGCCCCCGGTGTACCAATCCCAGGCATCATCAAAGCCTGTATTCGACATAGCAGTCTGTTCAGAATGGGGATCGTCGATAATACATAAATCAGCACCACGACCAGCCAAATTACTGCCAACACCAACAGCATAATACATACCGCCGCGAGCAGTATCCCACCTTCCACTAGCTTTCGAGTCGGCTGCCAAACCCGATTCAGGAAAAATTTCTTCATAATCTTCACGCTCAATCAGATTTTTTACTTTTCTACCGAAACCCACAGCAAGTTCCGTGGTGTGCGTGGCCTGAATGATCTTCATCGCAGGATTCCGCCCCACCATCCAAGCAGGAAACAGAAAACTAGCGAATTCACTCTTGGTATGACGCGGAGGCATGTTGACGATCAAACGCTTTAGTTTGCCGTTGGCCACGGCCTCCAGTTTTTCAGCAATCAGACGATGATGCTTACCCGCAATGAACTCGGGCCACATCGCACGGACAAAGGTCAGAAAGCTCTGTTGGCACGCCTCAACGCGCTCCAACTGCGCCAAACGCAACTGGAGCTTTAGATGACGGTCCGCTAACTCATCTGTGTTGTTTAAAGGGTCAGTCATCAACAATCAGTTCTTTTATCAAGTCCATCTCGCCAGGATTTACAAAGATCGGGGTCTGCGGGCCAACGAACGCGCCCAAGACATTGAAGTCAAAATACTCTATTGCCTCCTCGCGTGTCATGTCTACCGCTCCGTCCATCAGGATATCAATGCATTTCTGCATATCGTAGACCAGAACAGGCCCCTCGTCGTCCCTTACCGTCGTTCCGTAAGCGGTTCCAATTATAGCCTCGTCAAAGCCATCGGCCTTCAAAAACGTTTCATCTTCCACAGCATTTATCCTCAACTGAATTTTCTTAAATTTATCAACCATGTCTTGGGGCCCCTGAGCCTTTTTTATATGCAATTTTATGCGATTCAACGTATACGGATTTTTGCAATTTTTTTACGACTTTTCAAATTGTTTTTTTACATGATTGTTCGTGAAAAACCTGCACAAGCACGCGCTCCGTAAAAAGCCCGTGCGCGCGCATTTGTACGTGATTTTCGGCGCATTAACTGCGATCAGCCTCGATTGCGCCGGGGGCCCCTGCACGCGGATCGCGGCCCAGTGCCCGCGGATCGCGGCCCAGATCGGCCGGGGCTGCGGGCGTTGGTTCGCGGATCGAGGGCTCTGGATCGCGGAGCCCGGCCCAGATCGGCGGGCCCAGTGCCCGCGGATCGCGGAGACATGGCCAGTTAACGCGTTGATATTGGGACAGATCGTGTACCAGGGGGCGATTCCGCCCTGGGGGAAATTTTGTCCAGGGAAATAATTTCGCCCTGGTATCGTTCGCGGTAGGTTTCAGAGGGAGAAGGGGCCGGGCTGCCCGGCCCAGATCGGCGGGGGTTTTCTACCGGCATAAAAAAACCGGCCGCTGCGGGCCGGTTTAGTTCGCCAGATGGGCCCTACTGGATCAGATGATCCAGATCAGCCCACTTAGGGTGATCCTCAACAAATGAGCAATAGAAGGCCTTCAGGGCGTCAGAACGGGTAATCCCGGCGTGGGCGTTCATTCCGTCACACCAGTTCTGGTCTAGGTTTTTGTCCGCCCGCTGCGGACGATATCCAGTCGAGCGGTGCTCGATCGCGATCACTTGAGCAGGATCGAGCGGGTTAGGCAGATAGTAAAGCATTAATTTGGTCTCCTTTAAGGGTTGCGTAGTCGGTAGATTTAACAGGAACGCAGATTGACGCGCTGTAAGTGTCGGGCTCCTGAATGATCTCCTGATAGCGTTTCTCTGCGCTCTCCGGGTCTTCGAACACTTCGTAATGATCCCGGACGGTCTTCTCGGTTGGTGCTTTTTCTTCAATGCACCAAACCACCAAATGCCGCAGCTCCAGATCGTGGGGTTCCTGATCCGGTGGAATTATGACGGCCCGGTCGACCGTTCGCGCGTTGTTTCGAAAAGCATTGCTCCAGACCCAGTCGCGCAGCTCGTCATTGGTCATGCTTTCGATGCTGCTGCGGAGCAGCTCGGACGTTTTGATATCTATCTCAATCTTTAGTTTCACTGTTTACTCCTTGTTTAAGCGTTGCAAATTTCAGTAAGGACTCGAACGTGGTATTCCCGGATCGCGTACATATCGGCGGGCTTGTCTTTTTT